GAGATCTAGTACGGTCTCGTGGGCTCGGAGATGTGTATAAGAGACAGGTTTTACCATCTTCATCAAACTTTGCACCGTTTCTAAATTTTGGTAGCTTATCCCTGTAAAGAACAAGGGCATATTCCGTAGCGCCTACAATTCTCATATTTGCCTTTAGTACTTGTGGACTGTAATTTTTGACAAATACAAGTGGTATGTAATGAACAAATCCATGCTTTTTAGCTGCTTCAATCAGCGTGTGCATTTGTTCAAAAGAGCAAAAAACAATCATACAAGGTGCTTCTGAACTCCTACCTCTTACGCCGGATTTCTTTGGCTCTTTCTTAAGCATTTTTGAACAAAAATGAAAATATTCATAAAGGTTAAAGTTGAAATCCGAATTAAAAGCAGCTTTTCCGGCAAGTTTGCTTTCCCCGTTTTTATTGTCCCCCCCTGATACCACATGGGGTTGCTTCCGTAAAAGTTATTCCCTACATTGTAAGGGACATCGGCAATAATAAGTTGTGCCGGAGGGATTGCATATTTCTTGTAGTTTTGCATTGAATCTCTGTAAATTTCACATTTTAATTTTTTCATTTCTCTTGAAAGGAAACCATGATTTTATGTGCGCACAACCTTTTTCCTTTCTTTATTTTTTCTCAATCAACTTGATTTTCTTTCCACTCGCAATATTCTCTTTCGTCTGTGATCTATCTCGCGTCATTCATCACCAACCTTTAGCAAGTCCATAAATTTCTCATACTGTTTTTGCGAAACCTTATTTCCCTGTTTCTCGGATTTCAAAGAAATAACAAGGTGTTTCTCGATGATGCCGGACAATTCCCTTGCAAGGTTCTTTCTGCCCTGTTTTAATCCGTCATAGTAACCTTTTGTCGGTCGATATTCGTCAATCTTCTCTTTCCCTTTTCCTTGACCTCCACCAGTTTTGTTCCGAAGCTGATAGCCATTCACCGCATACTGTTTTATGTAGTACTGCTCTTTTTCGTCCAGTTTTTCTAACGGGAAATGCAAAAATCCAATCTTCCAACCGTAAATATTATCAACGGAATATAAGCCATGTGACTTCATTGAAAGGTCAATGTGTTGATATCCAACAAGGTGCTGCGCTAGTCTTGCAAGGATGTGCTTTGCCTGTCCAATGTAGGCGTACTTAATTCCGTTTTCATCCGTCCTCGTCAAGAAGTAAATTCCACTACCGTCATCAAGGCTCTCGTTCACTTCTAACAGACGTTTCCGGTTCTTCTGCTCAATCGCCTTTTGCTTTCTGATATCCTGATAACTCAATCTGCATCGTTCCTTTCACATCCAATGGTATAAGAATCTTCACCGTCTACAACGATAATAAGGTCTCTTCTCAAATTCACAAACATACCATTCGATTTATTCACGGCATTAATTCTTCCATCTTTGTCATATCCTTTGAACTCATAAAGCGTAGTTCCGCTCTCTGTTCTTATGGTGTCTCCAATTGTCGGAATCCTCCGAAATTCCTCAACCTGTGTAAGCTGTTGCAGCCCGTATTCATCAAACACAAGTGTGTTAAATCCTTTCGCCTTATAAAGATTCGTTCCCTTGATGGGTTCTAATTCAATTAAATATTTCATGTTTACCTCCTAAATTTCAGTTTAACTCTGTATTTGATACAATCTCTTTGACTTTTTTCTCATAAAATTCTTCTGAAATATACTCTTTTCTACTAGGAAATTTACTATCTGTTAAAACCGCATACGCTTCCGCCCAAGACAGACCTCCTCTTTCTGCCAACCTGTCTAATGTCTGTCCGCAGTGGTTTTTTAATGCCTGTTCCTCATGCGGTTTAATAACATCGTAAGGAATATATTCCTTCCCATTATTCTTCATAATCGGAAATTCTTTCATCTTGTACCTCCACTAAACTTTAATTTTGATTATCTTCTGGCTTTTCACACCGCTCAAATTCTACGACCCACACCCACGGTGATGCATCCCATCCGTAACGGTCAAGGTCGGATTTCTTAATGGTGCTGTTCCAAATTTTTTTGAAATGCTCCAAATTCGGCCACTTATCCACATCGTAATCAAATGGATAATCTGGCTGTGTTCCTTCTCGCTCGGCGTCTTTATCCGTAATCTCATTCAACCGCTCCACTCTCACATTCGTCACCCGAAGCCAGATACGGGCTGCTTCTTTCGGCATATGGATAGACGGATGATAAATCAGCTTTGACGATTCGCTAAAACTCGGAAGATTTGCAAGTTTATCATCCGCTTTATAGATATATGTTCCTTCTTCATACCCCTCACCCCATGTTTCTCGAACATACAGGATATCCCCAGGTTGATATAGCTGCTTTGCATATTGAACAGATCCACTATATTCATCAATGCCAAATCCAAAGCATCCTACATTTTTCTTCTCTGTACTGTCGGTAACAAAACCGAGCGGGTATGTATGCTTTTCATCTGGTTGGGGTTTTACCAGCCGCCGAGTACAGCTCTTTTTCCCGTCCAGAATTGCCCGAACCATTTCTGTATTGAATAAAATCGGTAATACTCTACTCATCCGAATCCTCCTTGTAACAGCAATATACGATTGGATTGGAAGTATCGCACTCACAGTTATTATAATCAATATCTTCCAATGCTCTGTCTTTCTCAATTTGAATAGCTTCTGCTTCTGTGTCTGCCTCTATATCTTCATAGTCAATCGTAAGTTGTAATCCTACACTTGCATTCCATTTAGGCATCCGCTTCACCCACTTTCTCAAAATAGAACTTTATCGGTTCTCTGTTTTCCTGCACCATACCGAATCTGACTGCGATATTGTATGTACAAACATCTCTTTTCAGTCTGTCAGGTATCTTCTGCAACTGCTTTCTGAATGTCTCTAAATCCATTGTTGCTTTATAACGATTGCATGAACCGCAGGCAGGCATCAGATTGCTTATGTCGTGTACGTCAATCCCGGTAAATTCTTCGGTGTATTCATAATTTCTAAGGCAATGCAAATGGTCTACATTGAAACCTTTCTCCGGTATCATACAACCACAGTAAGCGCAATGACCGTTGTATTTCGCGTACACCTGTTTTCTAACAGATTTAGGAATTGGTTTTCGCATCTACAACGCCACCTTTCACAATTTTAATTGCCATGTCGTATGCTTTTCGTTTCTCTTCAACAAGTCTCGCATCGGAAATTTCTTTATCGTTCCAGACTTCTTTTTGAGATTTTAACCTTTTTTCAACCGCATCCACATCATAGGCGGTCGGAATACACTTTACTTCCTTACAAAGGTTGTGCAGCAGCAAATCAAAATTTTCTTTATCATCGTCAAAATGATGATTCGTCAATAACGATATTACATCATCCTCATCAATTAATCGTCCCATCGTCTATCCTCCTAACCTTTAATTTATGCAAACCGGAGCTGTCCGGTCTGCTCTTCCATCATTTCAGTTTCTCCAAGAATTATCTTTCGAAATATACTTTCAAAAATCGGAACTGGAATGCTGTTTCCTGCCTGTTTGTATAACGCACCATTTTTGCACCCTTGTTTACTAGGATTAGACGCTAATGCGTTGTAATAATCTTTATCTGTATATCCCTGTAGTCGCCAGCATTCAAGTTCTGTGAGTAGACGCCATGATCCGTCTGATCTCTGAATAATTCCACTGTTTGGGCACCGATTTTGTTTTGTGGATATTGTCATTGCGTAGTTTTTTATCACAGGTAGCTTGTCGATCGGTGCATTATCAAAATTCATTGGATCTATTCTTGCTTTCAGACTTTTGGAATTTATAGTGTACCAATCGGCAACTTCATTGTCTGGTTGTATAAAGTCCCATATATTCCGCATTGGTGTATGTATTAAATCGGAAAATTCAAAATATTCAGTTCCTAGAACCGACACTGTGAAGTATCTCTGTCTTGCTTGGGGTAATCCAAATTCCCTTGCGTCTAAAAGTTCATAGCTGCTTGTATATCCCATTTTCGCCATTTCTGACATATACCGGTTGTGGTTGCAAACCATATACTTACTACGGATGTTTTTCACATTTTCCCATATAACATAGCGTGGCTTCCATTCTCCCATCTGTTCAATGATATGAATTGTCTCCCACATGAGGCTTGACCGTGTTTCTGATCATTCATCTGCTCCCTTCTGTTTGCCTGCTATACTAAAATCCTGACATGGACTTCCGTGAATTAAAATATCCGGTTTTAAATTCCATCCGACGACGCTTTGCGTCTTGTATGGCAATTCATTGGCAAACATTGCATTGTAGCTTCTGACTGCTTTTTCATCAATTTCCACATAATCAATAGCTTTTACCGGTATTCCAAGATTGCGTAATGCACATCTTGGTGAGCCTATTCCTCCAAACAATTCCAATATCTGAATCATGACATCACCTCTCACCTCGGAATATAAAACTCGTTTTCACAAAGATACCGCTTTCCCTGATAAGAAACCCTGTAACTTCTCGGCGGTTTACATGGAGCGTATGTGAGATTTTTTTCACATTCGGCATTTTCTATAATCTTCCTTTCCTGTCTGACCTTCTGCAAAAAGTTTTTAATTGTCGATGCACTATATCCGATTTCTCTGCCGATTTCTTCATATGTTTTTCCGTCTTCTCTCATGGAGCAAATTTTATCCTCATAATCTGAAATCGTTATTTTAGGAATGACATTTCTTCTTATCTCCCTCACATATACTTTGCTAATTCCTGTCTTTTCGGCAATTTCATCAGTAGATGCACCGTTTTGAATCATGGAATATGCAATTTCTTTTTTCGTCATATCGCACGCTCCTTAATTAAACGGTAGTTCTTCATCAATTCCGTCTGGAATGCTCATAAATTCATCACCAGTAGATTCCCCAACAGGCGGTGCTTGTGTATTCTGATTTTGGGATTGGGAAGCGTTCTTACTTTCAGCAAATTCTTGTTCCTCAACAACAACATCTGTCGTGTAAACTTTCTGACCGTCCTTATTTGTGTAGTTTCCGGTCTGAATACGACCGACAATCAGCATCTTAATTCCCTTTCGTAGATATTTTTCTGCAAATTCAGCGGTCTTACCAAAAGAAATGCAGCTAATGAAATCTGCGTTCTGATCTCCGTCTTTCTTAAATCTCCTGTCTACCGCAACCGTATATCTTGCTACAGCCGTCGACTTTTCTCCCTGTGAATATCTCACTTCCGGATCACGAACAAGTCTTCCGCATATAAATACTTTATTCATGGCGTTTTACCTCACTTTCATAATTTACGTAAATTACATAACGTGCAAACAATACTTACAATCAAACTCAATATATTCAAGAAAGATTGCTTTTTTATTACCCACATTATTGACTGTGTAATCCATAGACAATAAATCAAAATAACAATACCTCTATACAAATAGTAAATAATCAAAACGGACACTCACCGCCCTTTCTTAAAATCCATTCCTTACCGTTCTTTGCAACGTCCACATTGGCTCTAGGAACGATCTTTTTTACTTCTTCGACAACTTTATCCTCTTCGCAAGTATCTCTTCCCAAATGGCACAATATAACGTTTACAAGGCTATTTGTTTCATTCTCCTTGATGATTCCTTTTGTCGTTTCCAGTTCGCAGTGACCTCGAACCTTGTGGACATAATTCGGAGCATCCATATCAACCATTGATTTCATGTAATTGCACTCAATCAGCATATGGTCTACGCTCTGCTTTCGAAAAGAATATGGGCAGTATTCCAAATCCGTCATGTACAAGATTTTCTGTCCGTCCGGAGTCTTAATCAGAAATCCGTTATTCCAACAACCGTTGTGTGGAACATCAAAAGCTTGTATATTAAAACTTCCAAATGAAAATCTCATGGACTTCACATTTCCTGATTCATACGGTGCTACAACCTTTATTCCCATGTGCCGTAAATCCTCAAGGCTCTTACTGTGGTCTGTGTGCCGGTGCGTAACAACCGCACCGACTACGCATTTCACATTCCAGTTCAACCCACGCTTAATATCCATAATCGGTATTCCGGCATCAATGATAAGGACTTCTCCGTTATCAGCTTCAAGAAGATAGCAGTTTCCCTTACTTCCGGAAGATAGGCATTTCAGATTAGTCATTTTTTCCACAAACCGTAAGAATAACTGGATTTACAGTTCCTTCGCCCTGATAATTGTATTTTCCATTGTGCCACATTCTTAATTCATCACCATATTTCCATTCTCTGGAAAGAATATTAACAGCGCAACCATACATAAATCCCGTGATTCCCTCTGTGTCTGCTTCACGGCTTAACTTCTCTGCATTATCGGCAATTACTTTCATCGGGCAATCGGAAGAGTTGTCTATTTTTTCTTCCAAAAGTTCCGCCCATCTTTCTGCGAATGTAAAACATGCTCTGCTATAAGCATCGCTGTTCTTGTCGTACCATTCCTTGTATTCTTTTTCTTTTCCCTCAATAACTTTCATTAAAAAACTCCTTCCTAAACCATTTTTACATTTTCGATATGGTATCTTCCCATTCCGTTCTTACGCTGCGATCCAATGCCAATATATTTTCCGGTTGTATTAACAACAGATAGGATTGTTTCTGGTGGAAAAACAATGTCAACGCAACTAATCAAAATATCGCATTTCCAACCGCTAAAAACATTCTGTGTCTGTATAACAGATGTTGTGCACATTTCATTAGTCGGAACAAGAGTATCTTCAATTCTTACCGAAGAAAATGTAATAGGAAAAATGGTATCTCCCATACACAATGCTCTTGTAAAATCAGTTCCGTTTTTACCTGTACTGTCCTTGTAAAAAGTAACAAACGCTTCTTTAAAACTTTTTCTAAAACCAATTCCAAGTAAACAAGGCTGATTTTCTTTCATGTACCTCTTCCATTCATCTTCCGTGTAAAGAGAGATATCTTCATCGTGATATTCGATAGGATTCTTCCAATGAATAGATGTGATTCTGTTTTCCCAAATATTCTTAGATTGTTTAAATATATCCGGCAAGTCACTTCCTTTATCGTGTGATTGTCTCCAAACTTCCGATTGAACATATAACCTGTTTCTTGAAGATAAAATCAAATCAGTATCTCCAACAAGAGAAATAAGCATTGTTGTTTCTTTCAGAGGTTCTATTGTGATCTTCTTTGCTTTTGCCATTTTTCCTCCTTTCCTTTGCATCATCAAGTGCCTAACAGGTAAGTCAAAATCTATGTGGTTTATCTATTTTTGCTACGCTGTTCTGAATTATAGTTTTCTGCTCTGTAGTTTGCTGTCCTGTAGTGTTTTGGTAAGAAATCAACTTACCTACTAGACACTTGAAAATGCCTTTTGTACTGATAGGCATTGTGTCAACATTGAAACATTTTCACAAAAAATAATTATTTCTTACGCTTTACTTTTGTTTTCTGTTCTGATCTGTAGTGTTCTTTCCTTTGTTTTTTTTCATTTCCTGTTGGTTTCAATGCCAACATAACACCTACCAGTACGCTAAATATTTTTGTTCCTTTATAACGCTTCTATTGCTTCAAATACCGATTCCAATTCAGTAAGCGTCGAATATCTCCTTTTGAAGCTTTCAAGTTCCGATTTCGCCCGTTTAAGAAGCGCCTGGTATTCGTCCTCTTGCACAAGAAATTGTGTCGTTGGCTGATAGACAGTTCTTTCCGAACTAATCTGAAAGCATCTTACAGGCTGTTCCTCTTTTGCGACTTTTTTATACACAAGGTTTACAATTATCTGTCTCGCCTGTATCAATCTGTATTTTTCAGCAGCTACGGAATTGTCCCATTCAAAACACTTGTGAAGTTCCGAATTTTCATTCCTTGCCTTTTCCAGTAACTCTTGCGGAGAAATTTTGTTATCTCCTATTTCGTCTGCAATCTTTTGAGCATCCGCCTTGTAAATACCTTTAATCTTCCACTCCGCTTGCATAAAACTCCTTTCTCGAATCACCTTGTTTCATCATGCCTTATCCCTCTGCAAACGGAGCCGTTGCCTCCTGTACGTCCGGTTCAGTTACGACTTCTCCATCTGCAACTTCCTCAAACTCCTGTGCGTTGGCGTTCTGTTCAATGTCCTTCTGCACAATCTTCTGCAAATCTTCCATTGGATATTCTTTGAAATTTCCGTCCTCAATTTCTTCCCTTGTGTGAATACCCATTGTAAGTTCCGGACAGTTTAAGGAAGAAAAGAATGAAGCTGCACGGTAGCGAAGCATAAGCTGTGGCATAGTTTTCCATTTACTTCCATTCTTTCCGTACCACCCTTCGTCTTGTGCCATTTGCATATTGACTTCCATACCTTCAATTTTTCTTCCGTTTTTCGTAGTCCAAGCCACACAAGAATAAGGTTTTCCATCCTTGTCTTTCGTCTCTTCATACTGCAATTCCATGTCAAATTTTCCGGATTGGTTAATCATAGCAATAAGAAATTTTGACGCCCATGATGGTTTTCCTTGAATTGGAAATAAGTTCTGCATAACCATAATCGGACTGATATTAAGTCGCTGCGCCTGTTCAATCGCAATCAAGCAATTTGACGGATTCTTCTGATAAATCTGTGGAACAATGGTTGATTCTGAAAGTGCCTTTGCCATCTGCATTGCCATAATAAAGTTGTCCGAAGTTCCAAAGATTCCAAGGCTATAATCCGTAACCTTTTTGGTGCTTTCCTTGACTTCTGCCTTGTTTTTAACTGCTACCTCTGTCGTTTCTGCCATAATTATTCAACCTCACTTTCTTCCGGCTTATTCATCGGAAAATCATCATCAACAACTATCTTTGCAGGATAAATCTTTTCGATGCTCTTCGGCATCAGTGAAAACAGGCTGCCGTCAAGAACGTTTTCAAATTCCAGTGATCCGCGCTTACCGAATCCTTTAAACTTTCCTACAATGCTCTTTCCTTCTGCCGTAAATAACAGAGAATCTCCGACCTTGATTTCTACGCCGTTTGTCGTTTTAGCGCATATGTTTGTGGTCTTTTCAATTTTCATTTCCTACCTCCAATTCTTTCACATAAAAATCCAATGACCTGCATAGCTTTACACAATTTCCATGTGATAAATGATTTTTACAAGAATCAAATTTCTGTCGAAACTTTTCTTCCGTCATATATCCTTTGATTACTTGCTCTTTCCAACTTCGGATTTTCTTTTTCGTGTCTCTCTTTTTCTTTCCACTTACTTTCCGTATGTATTTTCCTTCATTCGTAACATAATGATGAAATCCTACAAATAAAATGCCTTTTGAAAAAGGAACTATTTGTGTCTTTCCGTTCAGCGAAAGACCTAATGTCAAAACAAATTCTCGTATGCAATACAAACAATATTTCAGATATTCCTTACTGTTACAAATAAGGTAAAAATCATCACAGTATCTTCCATAAAATTCTATTCCAAGTTCTCCGGTAATAAAGTGATCCAGTCCATTCAGAAATAGAAGTCCGTAAATGCCGGATGTCTGATTTCCAAGTGGTAACCCAATATTTTCCGTACTCTCAATGTACAAATGATTCAGCCATATCACAAAAGGATCTCCAAAATAAAAATCAACAACATCTTCCGCTTTTCCATGATCTACTTGATAATAAAACTGCCTTATGTCGCATTTCAAAATCCATCCAGAATTTCCATATTTCTCATAATGCTTAAGCATCTGACTTTTCAAACTGTTCATCGCATACATATTTCCCTTACCGGATTGTCCGGCATAATTTGTATCAATAAACTCTCTTTCAAGTCTTGGAAGCAATATTTCATCACACAAGCACCTCTGAACGACCTTATCCTTAAAAGAACATGATTTAATCACTCTTTCCTTTGGTTCGTATATTTTGAACTCATTATATGGATTCACTCGGTACGTCTGATTTTCCAGTTGTTCTTTTAAGATGTGTAGTCCTTCAAGGCTCATGTTTTGAAATTTAGCAGTTCCATTATTGTATTTCTTACCAGATTTAGCTTTTCGATATGCTTTGTATAAATTGGAAAAATCACAAATAGTTTCCTTATCCAAAATAAAAACTCCTTTGTATTTACCCATTTAGGTAAGGTTATGCGCCTTTTTGTATCTATTAATTCCGATTTCGGCTTATTGCCTACTCTATCTGCCTGTTTGATACAGAATGGACGAACGCCGTTGTTGTTGTTACAGTTGTTGTTGTCAATGTTGCCCGAAGGGAAAACAACGGTTTATACGGCGCATAACCTAAAATGTTACCGTTCTTTATCTTTAGTACGCCAAGCAATAGCCATATGCTTAATATCAGCAACCATTTTAGACCAATATTCCATGCTGCCAACGTTAATAATATTCAGATTCTTTGAAAGTTCTATAAAAAACAACAATTCGTCACAATATGTAATCGCTTTAGTCTGCAATTCAGAACGTTCTTTTTTATTGTTTTTCAGATCCGTCCTGTTGGCTTCGTGCAAACAAGTGTATATGTCCAATGACTTATTCTGCATTTTATCTACAAGAGAAAATCTAAACTTCTTCGGATACCGATTACAGTTCGATGTGATTCTCAACGTATGCTCCGCTAATTCCTTGGCTTTTAATATAACTTTAAGTTCCGTTTCTGCCATTTACTTATTCTCCTGATTCAAAGATTGAAGAATCAAAGATACAAAAAGGACGAACGCCGCAGCTGCCGTTACAGATGCCGAGGCCAAAGTAGCCCGAAGGGAAAACAACGGTATTACTGCTTTCATACCCGTCTCTCTTTACTCCCCACGGAGTCAATAACCACCAGTATTCATTTAATTCGACAACTTCTCGATATTTTCTGTATTCGTCAAATGTAAGAAGAGAAACTTTATCCTCGCAATTTCCATAGTCATTTCTTCCGTCAAGAGAAATCAAATCTCTTTCAAAAGAAATAATGTTCTCCGATCCAACAGAATCACATATTTTTTCCAAATATTCTCCATTCAAATATTTTCTAAGAGAACTGGATTTCCAATCATTTGAGTCTTCATCAAATTTCATGTCCTTAATGCCGCTTTCAAGGCAATAATATCCTTTTTCATTGATATCAAGAACCATCCATGTAGATCCAGCAAGTTCAAAAGTATCTCCGATGCCAATAGTCTTATTTATTTTTACCGAATTTCTTTTTTCAATTTGAATCACCTTTTCCTTCAAGTTCTTAACTCTTTCCTCTAAACTTTTCATTATTTATCTCCCTTCTTTGATACAAAGATATTAGATTTTAAGATACAAAATGGACGAACGCCGCGGCTGTTGCGACAGTCGTCGTAGTCAATGCCGCCCGACGGGCAAACAACGGCAATTCCGTATCTATAATCTCTTTTCGCTGTAGACCACGGAGTTAATGTCCACCACCAATTATCCAAATCTTCATTAACCAGTAAATCGTTATATAATCTGGCTTCATCAAAAGTAATAGGACGTACTTTTGCAGAGACATCTTCAAATTCTTTTTGCATATCAAGCGATCTCAAGGAAACTTCGTGTTCTACAATGTTTTCAGCACCTACTTCCGATTCAATAACCGGCTGAATTTTTTCTTCAATAAATTTCTTAATTTCGGATTTATTGTAGTCTCTCGTATTAGGATAAAAACTGATATTTTCTGCCATAAAACCTTTGGAAATTACCTTTGTAACATCCACTCCTTGATCTAAAACAATAAACTCATGTTCTCCGATCATAAAGGATTCCCCACGTCTCAATTCGGAAAGTTTAATCTTGCTTTCCTTTTCTTTCTGTTCCAAAATTTTTACAAGTTCTCTTGCTTTTTCTAATTCTTTACTCATAGCAATCCTCCATTTATTTTTGATTTAAAATTTCATATAGCTTTTTAAGCCTAGCTTCTTCATCATCAAGAACGTTCATTTTCTCGACAACTCTTCGCTTAAAAATGGTTCTGACGCAATCTTCGTCTTTCTTATATTGAACAACAACCGGATTAAATCTACCAATAACTACACCGATTTCCGTCTTTTTTACCAGTTTGTCTGTATAGCCTTTCGGAAACTTTGTAGACGCAACATATGACTTTGGCTTTTCATTAACCTCACACTCTTCAACACGTACACCGCCGATAACACCAGAATCTAAAAAGTGAAAATATAGTTTCATTTTCATACCCCCTTCACGGACAATTCCTTTTCATCTGTCCTTTTCAGTAATACAAGCTGGCTTTCGATTTCCGGAATGCGCCAATCATCAACAGATTCTGTATCATCAACAATAATGGGAATTTCAACACCGTATTTCTTCTGAAATGCTCGGCAAATGTCGATCTCAACAAGGATTCTTGCACCGTGATTCAATCTCTGACCGTATGGCTCTCCATTGTATATGAATTCACAGCATTCCTCTGTGTCACCGTTAATAAGCGGTCGGAACATCTTCACTTTGCAGAAATTCAAGTAACCATTCACATCCGCTTCCAGTAGTTCATTTTTCTTCCGACTAAACCTCTTTAACAGATCAAGTTGAGCCTGAACATCCGTGATCTTCTGTGCAATATTTCTCTTTTCTTCTTCTAGTTCCGAAATTCTATCGTCCAGTTGCGCATTAAATGCCGACTTTGCAATTTTAGCTTGTACTTCTACCAACTCTGCGTTTGCAAGGTCTTTTTCCGCTTTGTACTTCACTCTGATATCATCAATGGAATTTTCTTTTTTCATGGCAGCTTCCATTTCCGAAATCCGCTTCTGAATTTCCTTTACCTCTTCTGTATCAGAGATATCTACAACAGACGGAATTGCATTATATTCTGCGTTCATTTCCGCAATATCACTAACGATCTTCTTCAATTTAGTTTCATTTTCTTCGATAGATTCACGTATCTTTGAAATCTCCGCATTTCCATCGTCAATGTAAGATTTCAGATTCATGCCCTCTTCTTCGATCCGTTTCAGTTCATCAGCTTTGTTCTTCTGAAATTCAGCCTTTAACTGGTCTTTTTTCTCTTTCTGGTATTCTTGTCCGCAGTAAGGACAAACCAGTGTAGAATCGTCAAATACACGGTCATGTTCCACTTTCCATTTCTCTGCAAGATTCTTTCGATCCTTTTCTTTCATAAGAATGGAACTGGAAAGATATTTTTCCTTAAATGAAAGGTCGTTAATTTCGGAATTAAGTTGTTCACTTTCCCTTTCCAATCTGCTAATCTGTGATCGGATATCAGAACGCTTCTTGTTGTTTTCCCTGTTGGCTTCGTTCTGCAACTCCGAAATCTTAAATTTCAATTCCAAAATTCCGTCAGACTTCTTCTTTTCCTCTTTGAGAAGCGCTTCATTGTCAGATAACGATTTATCAATCTGCGCAATTCTTTCGATGATCTCGTTCTTTTGCAGTTCCAGTTCTGCAAAATCAAGATCTACTTTCTGCCGGCTGACTTCATCAATGCGGCTCGGAATCTCATCAAGCAAGTCATTTAAACCTTTGCTGCCGTTCTTACCTCTTGTACCGTTCAACTGTGTGTTACAACGCTTTTTCAATTCCTCGATTGTTCCATCTGAAAGAATAGCTTTCAACGGTTCAAATTCCGGGAACATATCGCAGATATCCGCATCAGTATGTTGACCGAAGGTGTCATGTAACAAAGCACGCTGCTCTGTAGAATTTTTAAGCAGCAAAGTCATGGCATTAATGCAGTACGGTAATTTACCATCGGAAACAATCCGTTCGCTAATAAAATCCGCATAATCTGTGGCTTTCTTCGGAATGTCATTGACATAGTAATCCGTAACGTTTCCGGTAAACTCGCCTTTCTTATTGATGTTCTGCCGGAATACCTTTTTCATGGTCTTTTCTTCACCATCAATATCGAAGGTAACCGCTCCAACCGTTTCTACGTTGTCCATGTATACTCCGTCTTTATCATGTGGTCTGATTCCTGTGATCTCCTTACCGTTTTCGTCACGGCAATTAAATACCCAGTAAATCAACGTCTTAATAGTGGACTTTCCGGCTTCGTTCGCTCCGGAAACGATTGTTTTATCTGAAAAATCAAAGTCAATCGTCTTTGTCCCTGTAAATTTGCAGAAATTCTGTGCAAATACGTGTTTAATTTTCATCTTCCTTTTTCCCTTTCTCTGCTTCATATTCCATGCGTAACCTCATATCAATCATGGAGAACAAAAGTCCAAGAGCAACCTTGTGAATTATGCAACCTGTTTCTCCTTCAAGAGTTCCTGTCAATACGCAAAATGCTTGAAGTGCTGCTGCTGTGAATTCTTGATCTTTACCTTGCCCTACCTTTAATTCATGCATCTTCAAGATAATCTGATTTTTCTTGATAATTTCATAGACCGTATCAACATTTGCATTGTCCATTTTTCGAAATAGTTCTTCTTGTTCTTTACTGCTTAATTCCATTTTCTCTCCCTTCTGCTTCAAAAACGGAAAATTCATATGCGGTTCTTACTTCCACTTCTCCGTTTTCGAATTTCTTAACATATTCACGGCTCTGCAACCGTCCTCTTACTTTCAATTTATCTCCAGGCTTTAGCAAGGAAATATCGTTTGCATTTTCTTCCCATGCGATACAAGGAATCGTGTCATACCGTCCACTTAACCTATTGCTCTTCAAACAAAAATCAACAATCGTCCTACCTCTCGGAGTCTTTCTCAATGGCATAATCCATTGAATTTCACCCTCAATGTTTCCGAAATCTTCATCCTCTCCAAGAAATTCCGAATTTACATCTATCGCATATGGAATTATATATAAGAAAAGATGACGTTTATCGTCTTTCCCTATCCCCCTGTAAGTCCTTATTTCTCCAGAAACAGAAATCTTCTGTCCAAAGTAAAACTGATCTTTAATTTCTTCATGGATATGTACTAAAACCCGATCCACATTTCCGCTCAATCTCCTAGTCGCAAGCGGAAATGCATAAATCACACAATCCCCGATTGAATGTGAGTACTTTGGATTATCCATCACCGTTCCCGTTATTTGTATCTCGTTCAATCCTTTCACCCCTTTCTCTTAAAGAATTGTATGCGAACATGGAAAGAAATTTTTTCGTAGTAACCTTTTCACTCTCGTCAATGCCAATGTACTTTTTAAAATCACTGGTATCTCTTTTAATGTTCTTTAGTGACTCCCTTATTCCACGTTCTACACATCTGTAATCAACTCCGCATTTTTCTCCAACTTCGCAATAGATATACATTGCAAATGATGATTTTCCTAGAGTTTCAAAAGATAACGGGATCGCTTCTACAAGATACTTAAATCCGACATGATATGGATATATCCCCATGTTCATAAGGATTTTTTCTATCTGTTCTTTTGTCACGTTTGACGTTTCCTCCTTTCTCCTGTATAATAGGGCATGAAAAAGCAATAGCTTATTCATGTTATAGCACCTATTCTGATTAACGGTCGTTGTAGGTGCTATTTCTATGCCCCTACAATCTTTCCATCATTGATGGATAATTCCATGTGGAGCGTGTCGCAAATAGCTTCCAGTTCCTCTATGCTCATTTCGTTGAAATTAGTTACAATCATCATCTTTCTCTCCCTTCTCCGGTTTTGTTCTTACGGCATATGCCATAATAATTGTTGCCAGTAATTCTACTAATACCGTAGCTATTACTCCGCACCAAAAAGGCGGTATATACATTTTCTTCACCTTCTTCCTAACCTTCTGCATCTACAAGCTGCACGTATACCTTGCCGCCTGTTTGCTTCATCCAATCCTTACATTCTTCCAATGTCGGGAAGTAAACATCAATACATCTTCCGGCTTCTATGCTTCCAATACCGTCACCGTCAGCATCACCGCCAAAACCTGTATCAAGACATTCGTAATATCCGATAACATCCCCGATCTCTCCATCCTTGCATTCGTACACAATGGCGAGTTTTCCGATCCATTCTCTTTTCACTGCACATATGCCACGCCTGACCTTTGCTCCACTTGCGGTTATTGTTCCCTGACAATATGCCGTGGTGTGCATCACAAACGGTTCGTTATTGGCTTTCACCGGAATGAATAAAAGAAACGCTATTATAATAGGAAGAAACACAATCAATTTCTTTCTCATTCGATATCCTCCGCAAGTTTGTAAAATAGAAATCTCTCAATCATATGATTTCTATTTATGTCCTTATCACAAGAAAATGAAGTAGTTCCCCCGACAAATACTAACGGTTCTCCGTGTATATCTGTTTTTCCTGAAAAATATCTTGGAATCCACTTATCCATAAGATCGTTTCGAACATACATCTTCGTATCTACAGGAACTTTGCTCCAATCAATTTCCGTCTCTTCGTACTCTGCATCCGCCCATTTCCTCGTCATTTCTGCGCAATCCATAGGCGGATCACCAAAAAGGCAATCTCCACACCATAAATCCATACAATTGCAAGGCTTACCGGCCTTTGTAACCGCAACTCCTACTCCACGTATTGCACACTCAATAAGAAAGTCTGCGTATTTCTCTCGATTTTTCATTTCTACTCCTTTCACGAACAGTACCGCATCGCATAAGTCCTCACGATACTTTCAAAAATCTCTTTAAGCTGCGGCTTGTCACAAATAACCGCAATCTTAGTTGTTCCGTCTTTAATTGCCGTCTTTGTGTTTCCGGCAGTTTCCATTCTCCTTTTCTTGTTGTCCTGTAAACGGCTCAAACAGCAATGTGCCTTGTTTTCCAGTTCTCCGTAAAGCTGACCGTATAACTCCTGATATGAAATACCGCTCTTAATTGAAATCTCACGAACCCTAGCGTTGATCTCGTTTTTCCAATCACCAATCGGCGTTGTGAAAATGTCTTTCATATTACTAACGGTCTGTTGTACTTCCTCGATCTTCTTCGCCTGTCTCTTCTGCTCCAATTCCTGTCTTGCCATTCCCTCTGCCATAGACATAACCATTTGCATCTGCGGAGAAAGCTGTGACATATCAATTGCTTTCTGCTTAACTCGTTCTTCTACGGTAGCAAAATACTCTCTTGCCTGTTCTGCCTTTTCCCCATTTCCCTTGACAGATAATTTCTTCGCAAAGTGCGCTGTCAATTTGTAGTCCGTTGTAGCCTGTCCTCCCCATTCGTCATTAAGTACGAATGCCCAATAATCAACATTTTCCTCTGCAAATTCATTTTCCACGATGTTATTTTTGCACCATTTAGAATAGTTGCTAGGACTTAATTCTAAAAATTCATACAACTTCTTAGCAGTAGTCATTCCCTCGTTATCAATATCAAGGGCAATCTCAATAGGCGTTCTCATGTCCACCTTAACAAGTTCCTCCATTTCGTTTCTCCTTTCTGTATGCTATACTCTCCTATAAGGAGGTGATAAAAATAAGTAAGTGTCCCATTAACGATTTCAAGGATTGTATTCACGATTGCGCTTGGTATGTTTCAAAATCTGAATGTTGCGCCATTCACAAATTAAGTAGTCTGCATAGCGTATTAAATCTTGTAGAGCTTAAATCCATAGAAAGAAACATATCCAGTATCGAATCTGTGCTTAATCGGCATCAATCATGATAATCGTATCTGTGATACGGCAAATCTCGCCCGCAATGCGAATTTTTGTTTCTGTGTCCACAGAATCTCTATTACTTTCCTCTGCCAGTTTTTCAATCTGCTGGTAGAGGACTTCTTTTAGACCGTTGTTGTTGTATTGCATTCTTCCTCCTGTTTTTTAATAGATTCCTCTGCCATCTTCTCTGTCTTTCCAAGAAATCGGAAACGTTCATTCCTAAGCGCAATATCTGATTTCGTATTCAGTAACAATTTTGGAGTAAATCTCGCGCAACTTCTTATCCTGTTCAACCACATCAATTTTTCTGATATCATCTACTTGTTTCTTTGTGCCGCAAGAATCTTTAGCTCTCTGTTTCATGTTGTTGACACGCCTATTCAAATCAACACCTGCCCTACGTTCAAGTTCCTTGTACATTTCCGCCTGTAAGATTCCGTAGCTCATGTTCGCTTTAGGTGCTATCTTCGCTATTCTGCTTTTTATCTCTGCTCGCCAATTATCTAAGACAGGCTTTACGGCTTCCTTGATGTTGTTGGTTGTTTCTACCGCCTTTTGCGCTGTTTCCTGTGCAATAGTAATCTTTCTATCCCGTTCCTTGTCCTCTAACTCTTTGTTCACCATTTGATTCAGCAAACCTTGTAACATTTGCAATTCCGGTGACAATTCGTTGTTGGAAATTTTCCGTACATTGAAATATCCATTTACCAATTGTCTTTGAACTGTCCATGCTAAATCGTCAGTAAATGATTTCACTAACATCAGATAACCTTGTTCAGTCAAAAGGACTTTGCTTGTAAAATCGCTATCAGATATAGGAAATAAGCGGCTTCGACGAATTTCGTCTGAGCCTACAATAAAGTAATCTTCGCCATCAATAAAACGGCTTTTGTTCGTTCTGAAATTTCTCCCTGCTGTTCCGTCCGGTCTTTTGTGAACCATATCTACATCTTTCAACGTGACAACTCTCTGTCCGTTGTATTCCTTTATGGAAATATCAGCTTCACCAATATGAATTAAATCGTTCGTTTTTTATCACCTCTCTTTGCTAAACTTCCCATCCAAAGTTAAATATTTTGAACTTCTGTGGTAAAAAAATATTCCTGTATATCATTCTCTGATAAATCAAGAATTTTAATAGCAGTCAAGATTTCCTGTTGCTTCCAAGGTCTCTTTCCGTTCATTTTTAAAGATAGTGTACGCTCCGAACATCCAAATGCTTTTGCAAAATTGGATTGATTCGAATACTTTTCCACTATTCTCCCTTTCAACTTGCTATAATTAAAAGCCATCCTCAAACCTCCCTTCAAGTTCAATTCTTTTAACTAATTGTATATTATCACCGCACACAAGCCATGTCAATATAAAAATTCAATTATTTTAACTTTTTAAGTTTTATGTCTTGAACTTTTGTTCAAACAATGATATATTCTTATTGGAAAGGAGGTTATAAACAATGAAAAGGTTCACTACCTCGGAAAGATTAAAACAGATAATGGAAGAACAGAATTTAAGGCAAGTGGATATTCTTAATAAAGCACTTCCATATTGCGCCAAATTTGATGTTAAGATGAATAAATCTGATATTAGCCAATATCTTTCTGGGAAATCAGAACCAAGCCAAGATAAACTAGTTATGCTCGGCATGGCTCTTAACGTAACGGAAGCGTGGCTAATGGGTTTTGATGTTCCTTTTGAAAGAAAAGATTCTGCTGCAAAAGCAGAACAAGATTTTGATTTCTATTATAAATACTCTTTACTTTCCCAAAGAGATAAGGAAATTGTAATGGACATGATAGAATCAATGTTGTCGAGAAGTAAAAACGAGGACTAACCCCATTTCATCAAAAATAACCTTATGAATGTATGCAGGTATTCTAATGTACCTGCATCATTTATTTTATTTATCATATCAATTATATGTTTTTTGTAATATTCTTCCCCCATTACTTTTCTCCTTTTAAAAATTATTCTATGATTTTCCCGAATTTTCTTTGCAACAATTCTTCTAAATCAATGTCGCTTTCGGATTCGATTTTATTGCAAATCATTTCTTCTGGAAGCAAACCTAAGATTTTGAGTACCAGAACCATATTAAAAACTGGTACTCTTTTTCTGTAATCGTCCGATGCTATAAGCTGATTTAAGGAACAAAGGTCTTCAAATTGCTTGTCGGTCAGCTTAATTCCTACATATTCAAATCCGTCTTTAGTTGTGTCTACTCTTCTCATTTTACTTGTCCTCCGAGATAATGTCTTTCGATATATTGTATATGTATATCAATATATCAAGCTGCTTTACACTTTTTACCATTTTGATGATTTCATTCCGATAGTCCTCTTCTTCCACTTCGCACCTCTCAATTTCCTTTCCGCACAGTTAAATTATCAAATAATTCATCGCATAATGCAATATTTTACACAATCTTTTCTTGTATGATTTTTCATACAGTTTTATAATATTTTAAATGAGGACGGTGAAAACGCCAATAAACACCGCCCTCAAAACCGGAACTTGTATCTTCCTTTCCGGAAGACAATTACATTTTAACACGGTTATGAAAGGGGAAAACTATGCTATCGGAAGAAAGGATGCGCTATTTATCGACAAAACTCTCAAATGATTCAGAAAATTGTATTGAGAATTTGAGAAACAACATTAAATTGTATACCGGACAACCGGATATGACGCAAATTGAATTTACGGAACTAACGGGAATATCTATCGCAACACTGAATAATATCCTTTATGATAAGGGGAAAAAGGATATTCAGCTATCAACGGTCGTTTCCATTGCAAAGTCTCTGAAAATCAGTGTTGATGATCTGATTGGAGCAAACTGCATTGATCCAGTTACACAGGAGTCTATAGCCATATGCAAGACGCTACCTGAACATTCTGTATACATGGTGCGATATTTCATCCGGCACCAAAAGAAAATCAATTCAAAATTGAAACACGGGAAAAAGTACATTTCGGTTTTTGCTCCAAGCTATATTGACAGCCATTTAATGACCACAAACGTCATGGAAAGCGTGTGTATAGATCAACTGCCGGAATCTGTAAAAAATAAGGCTTATTGTGGATTCAGAATCCCTTGCAATTCTTTTATGCCGTATTTCATGCAAGGAGAAGTTGTTTTGATTTCTGCCGACCGTGACGCTCTTGACGGTGAACTCTGCATCGTCACTCTTGACGGATATATCTATCTAACACAGAAAACCCACAAAATCATCAACGGAAAGAAAATATGGGAATACATTTCGGTTATCAATAGTAATCTTGTATTTATGGAAAATGATATTGATGATAAAATCGGATATATTGTCGGATTCCTAAATTCCGATGGGACTTTAGGAGTGAGATAAAAATAAGGGGATGCCACAACGACACCCCCTTTTTATTACATTTCTTTAATTTGCGTTGTAATGCCACGGATAAGGTTGCCGTCTGCATTCATCAGGTAACCCTTACTTGCAAGTGATTCTGCAAATGCCTTTGCATTCTCTTCCGAAGAATACACACCGGCAATAACATAATACAACTTTTTTTCTTCCGTATTTTCTACTGCTTCAATGGAAAGACCGTCATAAATAGCCTGTACCATTTTAGAGCACTCATAAAGCCGAAAATCGTCTACATCATCCACAAAGCAGCACTCAATCAACATCGCCGGTGATTTTGTATTCTTAAGCACATAAAGACCGTCCGAATACTTGACACCACGGTTTGTAAATCCCAGTTTGGCTACACTGTCGCAAATTGCCTGTGCAGTTTTCTCGACTTCTTTTCCTCTGTTATTTGGGTGAATCCATACTTCAACACCCTTTGTCTTTCCATCTGAAATATATTCCTTTGACAAAGCATTGAAGTGGATAGATATATCCAATTCAACCGTATGCTGATTGCACTTTGCCACAATTTTCTGCAATACATCTTTTTGACTTGCACCATCATCACAAGTGCAGTTATGAGCCACGTGTCCGGCGCTCTTGATCTTCTCAATTAATCCATTGCAGACATTCCTGTTTTCGTCCGATTCATTCAGATAACCAACAGAACCGCAAGCAACTTTACCGCTTGGATTGTGACCGGCATGAACATTGAACGACCGAATCTTTTTTGGATTTTCCGGATCTTCTTCCTGGTCCGCATCGGAATCATACTGCGTTAGATTGTATTTTTCAATGCAGTCAATAAGTGTTTTTGTGTATGTAGGCGAAGTTGCATATCCGTCTTCCTTTATTAACTTGCAGTATTCCTTATAATCTGTTACACCAATAAGGTTTGAATACCTTTTGTTTTTTATAAGAAACTGTGCGTGATCTTCAATGGATTCGTCCCATGTATCATACATTCGGAATTTTGCCACAACATCAACATACTGTCCGTTTTGAAATTCCTTTGTAGATTTCTGATATGTTCTTCCTTTCCATCTTCCATCTGCCTTGATTCCAAACAACGCATTAGCTTCTACCGCAAGTTGACTTGTACCATGTGCACTTTCTATAATTGCTTGTGCAATGGACGGTGATGGCAACAAGTTTACCTCCTTGCAAGATGCAACGGTTTTTTCTGCAATTTTATCAATAAACTCTTTTACTTCCATTTTTGTCACCTCACATATCCATGTATTCTGTGTCTACCACTTCTTTTTCTTCTTCTGAATTTGCCTTGATTTCTTTTTTTAAATTAATAAAATCATTAAGCTGCTCAAAGATCTTTTTCGCATATATGGTAATGGCAGCTAAAATCATTGTTTTTGGTTGTACTCCTAAAGCACTTCCGATTTCCGGAATTGTTTCTATACAATAAGCCAACGCTACGAACATAAATCCGATCCCAAGAAACTGGATCACTCCATTCAGCAGTTTCTTCCAACTGAAAGAAAACTGTTTCAGCTTTACATTGTTTACAACACCGCCTACAATGTTTGCCAAAGCTAAAATTGCCAATACAACGATTAATTTAATGCATTCTTCCATACCTATACCTCCTTGAATAAAATGTAATGTGGTTTCTGTTCACCAAATAACCAGTACCTTAAATAATCATCAAGCACAATCGCAAAAGCAGAAACTAGAAACCAAAGTAATGTAAATGGCAAACAAATTTGTCCTAAAATATTAAATGGCAAGTTGGAATAATCCCATACTTGCCACCCTAAAACTATGTTGATAAAAAATCCGGAAATAAATTCCAAACACGTAATAGTCAATGCTCCTATTACCATTTGTTTTACAAACGGCATATTCCAATCAATATAGTTATTAATACAACCAATCAGGTAAAATGCAATACCACCCACAAGAAACATTGTCCAATGACTTTTACCTCTAAAAAACAGTTCTAATAAGACATAAAGAAAGCCACCTATTACAATAAGAATAAGTGGCTTTACCGCCCTACGCATTTTGCATAGCGTACATATCCCGAAGTACCTCTGACTGATACTCGGTCGGAATATATACACCGTAATCAACAGAATTTACACTTTCCTTATCTGCCATACTTCGAATGTAATTTCGAAGATCACGGAAATAAGTAATGTGATATGTCAGAAAACTTTCCGCCTTTTGCGTAATTAAAAGCATATCTGCAGCTCCATACCAACGGCACTTTTTTTCTTCGTCATTTTCATGCCAAGGAATCTTTTCTTCTCCTTTTTCAGCCTTAGATCTCAGCGTTCCAAGCGATACTTGATCGTAAAGTCCAAGAGAAAAGTTTCCCAATGTTCCGTCCAAAAGATTAACTTCAATTCCATTTGCAATAATCTCTTGCTGCTTAGTGTTCATTTCCTCTATTTTCTGTTCTTTTACTTCATCAAGAGTAGGGATATATTGAAAAACCGCTGTGAATGTTTTATCCGCTTCTATTTCTCCCGTTTTTGGAATTTCAGGATACCATTTTTCAAACACATAATTTTCTTCTGCTTCAACACTTGGTACAATCAATTCATCATAGTTATATACCTCCTGCGTTGTTTTTCCGTTTAAACTGCCACCTCCACTTGTTGAAAAAGTGACTTTCTTTTTCGGTTCTACATAAACCGATTCATTATTTGAAAATTGCACTGCATCTTCAAGTTGACGATAAATAGTCTTATATGACGTGTAATCCCAATTATCATTCTTTCCAATTCTTGATAAAAAGAATCCGTCTCTTTTTACTGGAAATTCTCCTTTTAACTGGCATATATTTTTTGAAATTTTTGAAAATTCTACTTGATACTCTTCTGTATCATTAAGATATTTTAATTTAAGCATTTTGCTCCTTTCTCTGAAAATTGATTCGGTTTATGAATTAAACAGTAGTTTGGGCTATATGAAGTTCGGTACAGATGGGGATTGTAACTGCGGTAACAACGGCACTTATTTAACATAAACACATACATTATTTATATTAAATCTAAATCCGTCAGCCTCATTTGCGGTTACAGTAAGAATCCCGGTTTTTGCATTATATGATGTACTTATTAAAAGTGACGTATTCGGATTTGAACCATAATTTTGCACACCTGTTGGACATACGGCAAATGCGTTATTAGTTAATGCTGAATAATTGGCAAGGTATGAAAAGTCAATATTTTTTGATGCTCGTCCAGTACCACTTAATGATATTACTTTTACATCGTTACCGCTCTTAAAAGGGATTACTGTATCAGCACCATTCACTTTCCTACGGTATCCATATATACCATTTTTATCATAAGCAAAACTACTGTTAAATTCATTTACTGCCCCTGCTCCAACAGGATCAGTTACGTTACCTGCCGTTGCCGCAGCGGTCACTTGTTCCAAAGTTGATAAGCCACTTACTGAAATTTTTGGTTCAGCATAAGTTCCGTCATCACGTAAAAATTTTGTTGTTGTTCCCCCATATTTAGGGCATAAACCATTTGCAGTTTTTGAAACAATTCCGGGCGTTCCTGATAGGTCAGAATATTTTCCAGTAAACGCTACCGTCTTTAAATCTGCAAAAAACTTTGCAATTTTTCCCATAATAACAGAAAGTTTTTCTTTGGAAGAAATATTTGCTCTGTTTGTTGCCTGTACAAATGTGACAGTTGTATCACTTGCATCCCCAGTTTTTTCAAGATACTTATCCGGATCAAAAGTACCATTAATTTTTTTCCCCGATGCATCATGTGCAGTAACACCGGAAATTAAAGTTTCCGGTGTTACACTGTCAGAAGTCAAGTCAATTAGTGTATTTCCACCATATTCCACTTTATTAATTGCCATAATCCATTGCTCCTTTAACCGATAGTTGCCGTTTTTCCTCCGGCGGCATTATCCGTTTCTGTATAAGGAATTGCGTTAACAGTAACAGAAGATAAAGCGTCATATCCGGGATCTGCCTGTACCGTCTGTGCAGTTTTTGACGGTGTAACCGTTTTTGCCTGTAGGTTAACACCATTGCCGGAATAGGTACCTTCTACTCCAAGAATGGTTACGCCTTGCTTAATATTTCCTGCTACAATCTTTTCTTTTTCTGCCGTTGCAATTCCGACTTTTCCGGAACCATCATGGAATCCAAGCGGAACCGTGTAATCCGTTTCCTTGTCTGTGATTTCTCCTGTAACTGCTCCATTGTTTGGCATTGTACCTGTCAGCTTCTGACCTCTTGCGTATGCAGTTTTTCCAAGAAGAACCTCTGACACTGCCGCCGTTGCATCGGTGGAATCAACATCTTTCGTGCTTGTACCAGTGATAACTGCGCCGGACTTGTCATGCGCCGTAACACCTTTTGCAAGAGTATCTTCCGTGACAGAATCTCCTGTTAAATCAATAAGTACCTCTTCGCCGTAAACTACTTTGTTAATTGCCATGTTCTTAACCTCCTATTGTGATTGTTTGACCGCCGGACAAGTTATCCACTTCGCTATATGGAATTTTAAGTACCGTAACATCGTCCGTCATAGTTTTATTTTTTGTTTTCATTACTTGCTCTTCCACTTTGGGGACAACAGTATAATCCCCTTTGTAGGTCTCTGTTCCGATTACTTCTTGAAATTTTTCTGAAACCGTCAGTTTGATTCCGCACCCACAACTCATAGACCGATTACCCCCTCTTGCAAAATCTCAACCGCATCAATCTTTTGAACATCTGTTGCAATGGCATTTCCGCCGCTTGTAACCGCTCTCATCTGCAAGTAAACGAATCCAGGGCGAAAAGAAAGAGTTTCCTTCTGACTTAAAGAAACTCCTAACGAATTATCCTCTTCATTCACTTGTATGTCCTCTCCAAACTTTGTGATTATCAAATCATCCTGTTTAAGCGTGACATAGATGCTTGACAAATCTGTGATTTTCACACCGTCTACCGCTATTTCAAGTGTTGGCGTTGTACCTCGCTTCATACGATATCACCTACCTTTTATTATGTTGTTCCTGTGTTTCCTTCCAATGCTGCTACTCTCTCTGTAAGTGCTGATAACGCTTGACTTATTGAAGTTAATCCGCCGGAAAGAGAACTGTACTGTCCGTCCATTTGTGATTTCATGCCTACCATTGAAATTTGTGAACCATCTTGATGCTTGCAGATCACATTTCCATCAAATGTACCATTTCCGATTGAGTCAAGTGTCATTGCATTTTTTCTGTCTGTGTCACTTGTTCCGTTTCCGATAATAAAAAGATACTTTCCTTCCGTATCTTCAACATTGTATTTTCCGCCTACGTGCTGCCCACCTCCGTTTGCTATGGTTGCAATCCCTTCGGCGTGCGAAGCATATCCTTTAGCTTTTGTACTTGTGCCTTCCGCATACGAGTAACTTCCGGATGCTTCGTTTCCCTCACCAAGTGCACTGCTTCTGTTCCCGTTTGTCGTTCCGTCTTTTCTCCCGAAATTAATTCCGGTGCTTGTATACAAGTCGTTTCCACTGCTTTCAATTTGGCTTTTTAGATAATCCATAGACACTCCATTGCCATTTGTCACGTCTCCGGAAAACACCGCATTTCCATTCCAATCAATCGTGTGGATGTTTTTTCTGCCCGTTTCGGCTAATCCACCGCCTACAATATGTGCATATTGATTTTGTGTATCTTCGATATTGTATTTACCTTGTACGTGCTGATATTCGCCTTTTGCAATAGTTCCACGACCTTCCGCATGAGAGACATAACCAGACGCTACTGTTTCCTCACCCTCCGAATGAGAATAATAAGCAGATGCCGTTGTTTTCTGACCTTCTGCGTGCGCATTTCCACCTTGTGCTTTAGACTTATAGCCTTCGGCGTGAGAATATGCGCCGGAAGAGACCGTTTCGTTTCCTTCTGCATGAGAACATAAACCACTTGCCTTAGAAAGATAACCTTCGGCGTGAGATCCGTCCGAACCGGTTGCTTCTGTGATATATCCCTCCGCATGAGCACCTTGTTCTGTTGCTTTTGTCTGATACCCTTCTGCATGGGCATAATATCCGCTTGCTTCGGTATTGTAACCTTCTGCATGACTTGAAATACTACTTGCCACAGATTGATAACCTTCGGCATGAGCGTATGTATCAGAAGCTGTTGTATTAAAACCCTCTGCCGTACTTCTCATTCCCGATGTCGTGTCTGCTTTTCGTCCGAAGTTAATGCCGTTTTCATCGAAGTTTTCGCTAATGGCAAAAATCCCTTCTTCCATGTGATTAAGCCGTGCCGCATTAATCGGCGTTGTCTTTGACGGTCTGTCTACCCAATCTTGCTTTACGTATGCCATGTTTTACCCTCCTCATGGAAATTTATCATCAAAAATAGCTACATTATTACTGCTTTCAAATAAATCGCGAATTAAAACATAATAGAATTCATTGTCATTAGTATTTTCCGTTACATGAAAAACCATGCAATTTCTATCTAATTTATTGTTTATTATTACAAACGGACATGTGTATAGGTTTGTTCGTAAATTTGTATCTATAACAAAATTAAATTTTCCTATTTTTTCTTGATTTTTATATTTATCTATATAAAAATTTACTCCGTTAAATTCTTCTACTGTAGCAGAATTTCTATCTTCGCTAAATTTAATAATACGGTCATGTATAATATAAGTTTTGTCATTTACTCTACTTGTAAAATTCCTAATTCCCCATGCAGCATGATCTCCAAGAGTATCATATGGCTTTGAAGTAATTTTAAATGTGCATACAGTGTATTCTTTGTTATTTGTATCAAAACTTTTTACTTCATATATATACTTGTCTTTATTGTTTTCATCTTTTTTTGCTGTTCTTTTTGCATAATAAAATTTGTTGTTATAATACATAAAAGGCGATCTTTTATCGGTTCCACTTTTATCTACTAAACATTCAGTTAACAAATATCCTTCCATATCTAACAATAAATATTTGTACTTTTTATCTCCAGTAACAAGAACAAGTATTATTTTTCCTTCATGATTTCCTATTTCATTATTTAAAACCGTATAAACTTTTGCATTGTTTATTGTATATTCTACATTTTTATCTTGTAAAAACGAATGCAAAATAAATGTTAAGTCGTTTTCTGTTTTTCCATTTATTGTTTTTTTGCTATTAACCCACACGCAAACTATGTCATCATTGATTGCTGTTGCATGGCTTGCATCTGCATATTGCAAATTTCCCATTTTACGTTTGTAAACTTCTTTAAAAATAGCCATATCATCACTGCATGATATAACTAAACTATTGTCCGAAAACAATGTATAGCACGACACTAATTTATTTTTTATAAAAAAGAATGAATGGTCATTATTTGTTTTTCCACTAATGTCTTCCAGTTTATATGTTTTTTTTTCTAAATAATTAGAAAAAGAATCAAAAATTGATGTTGGACTAAATGAATATATTCCGTCAAACTGATATATTTTTTTCCAAACTATTTCATTTCTAAGCATCATTGCCGAACTATATCTATTATTAAACCAAATATCCTTATGATCTTTTCCTTGAAAATAAATCCTTGAACTTTGTTTTCCCATTATTCCACCACTACAATTCCTTGAATCAGATAAACTGTATTTGAATCCGGATTAGCCGGTAACGATGCAACGGAAACTATATTAATTCCACCGCCACCTCCACCGCCGCCACCGCCGGCTTCCAATTTAGAAATCCTTGAATCAAAATCATTGAAAGTCTGCTGATATTGTTGGTCTTGTTGCTTAATAAGGTCAATTGACGTCTGCAAGTCCGTGATAAACTCGCTTTGGTACTCTTCGCCTTTTGCCGTGTAACTGTCACTCAACGCCTGTATTCCGCTTAACTCACGGCTAAACACGTTGTAATACTTCTTTTCCGTTTCTCCTGTATCAAGATTTCGTACCTTGTAGGACAAAATATCAACACCGCACTCCACAAACGGCAATCCCATGTTCGATGCCTGAAACGGATAGTAGGAATAACCCTCGACATACGGATAAATGTTCTGTGCCATTTGCAGCAGCGTTTCATTGGAAAGTCCGTAGGTGAACATATTTCCTTGAATTATGTAATTATTTGTTCCACTTCCATAAGTCACTCCGGCATCGTTCTCGTTTTGCCGAATGGTGATTTTATCAACCGGCTTTACCTTAAACTCTTCGTACCGGATTTTCTTGTAATACTGCATTGCTTCCGCAACTTCTTCTTCGGTAAGTTCCGTCTCTTCACCGGAAAACGGGTACAAATCATCGGACGGATAAAGATTTCCGGACGGATAAAGACCGCTTTGCGTTGTCCGGTACTCAAAGATCCCGTCACGGTTTATAATCCCAAAAACTCCGTTTATCTGACAGATAGCCTTAATCACGTTCAAAGCCTTAAGCGTCTTTGGGTCGTACTGCTTGCTTATGGAAATATCATCATTGACAAGTGACGTTTCGTCCTGTGTAATCCCAAGGTAGGTAAATAGGGAATCCCGAAACTTCTTTATGCTGATAGGAAATGTCAGAGAATTGTACCAACTGGAAACCTCTGTATTTCCTTTGGTATAAAGAATGTCATATGCCGTTATGTTCTTGCTTAACCTGTTGTCTTGCAATACGGCACTGTCTACAATGCCATGAAACAACGGTATCGGTTCATCGGTGCTTCCGTCCGTGGTGATAGATGCTTCGATTTTCTTGCCCTTAACATCTTCCTTAAGTCCTTGAATCTGAACAGAAAAGGAACTGGCAATGCAACCAACAAACTCAATGTTGTTCTTTTCCAATATGGACTCTTTCAGTTTCATGCTTTCCTGATAGATTTTTGTGTTGTCAATCGTTAGTCCAAGTTCCGGAAATTTAATAGTCAGGTTCTTATGAACACTGGAACTCCTGTATTCGTTTTTGGTTGCATCTGATACGTTCATGCCTTTTCCCTCTATGATTAATACTCAACAAAACTAACTTCGTACTCTTGAAACATGATTCCGTCATACGTTCCATAGACTTGAAAAGTCCAGTTTGAGTCAATATAAAAATGTCCGGTTTTATAACTGCAAGTCTCCGGATCGTAATAAGAACACTGTGCATCACGCTCTTTTTTGTTGATGTAGCTGCTACGAATGGCAGCCATCATCTCTTCGTGTTGCGCTTCGGTATGGAACGGAATTGAAAACGTGACGCTTGTAGCCGTATGGTCTAATGCCGTCCGGTGCAATTCTCCGTTTGCATCACGGTATGAATCCAAATCCTGTCTCGCATTCGGGGTAATCTTGTAAGTATCTGCCCGAATCATTTTTGGAAATTTATATGAACCAAACTGAAACATATATCCTTGATAACTCACTGGCTTACCTCCATAAATGAAAAAGGCACCCACCTTTTAAGTGAATGCCTTATCTCCTGTACGCTTCTCGTAGGAATGCGCTTCTTCCCGTATTGCGTTGAACGCATCGGAAGAATTGATGCTAAAATCTTTGTTTGCAATAATCTGCAAAAACTGTACCGCTGATGATAAAAGTTGTGCTTCGGTCTGTCCGGTACTGTAGATTGCATTGGAAATTCCCGTGATTTCCTGTCCACCGGCTACTGCCGACTTGCCGCCGACCGTTCCAAGGATTTCCGGTACACCGTTCTCTCCGGCTTTGAAATACGTTGCTGGTTCGATAAATCCGCCGGATGCATAACCACGGACTTTTTTCATGGCGTTCTTTCCGATTTCCGTACCCATATTCACACCGATGTTTACCGTTTTCGGAATTGCGTCAATATTGCTGATTAAACTTTGAATCCACGAAATCGCACCGGTAACCGCATCAATAATGGATTTTATTACACCTCCAACTGCTTCTCCGATTGCAGACCATGCATTTTCCCATGCTTCTTGCACATCAGATAGTCCTGTAGATATGCTTTCTTTGAAAGATTCATATTTCTCAATAATATTATCTTTCAATTCTGTAAACGCTTCTTTGATGCTTTCCCATTTTTCTTTTATGGAATCAACAAATCCCTGTGCGCTTGCTTTGATGTTTTCCCATGTTTCATAAAACTTTGTTTTCCATGATTCAAGTGTTTCGGATACTCCGGTTTTGATTAATTCCCATTTTTCCTTGATAAAAGAAACAACTTCTTCAAATACTTCTTTTATCTTATTAAATGCTTCCGGAATCTTCATTAACGTGGTAACTAATGAATATATAGGGTTTCCAATTCTTAATGCCACGTCAACTATATTTGACAAAACCGCAATAATCGGATTGTCTTTAAAATCAGATTTCATCATATCCCAAGCATCTGTTAATTCTTTGAATTTATCCTTTATGCTGTCAAATGATGAAAAATCTACTTTATCAAATAATTCGTCAAAAAATCCGCCTTCTCCAAGCCAATGGAAGTTTAGATACTCTTCTTTCATGTCCGGAAAAAGATATGCTCCCAATTGTTTTCCTGTCCAGTTTCCGGCAAACCAAGCCGCTATTGCCCCTGTAGCACCAACCCCTATTGTGGCTGCAATCTCTCCAAATGTTCCGGCACCGAAAATGGTTCCAATGTCCATTGTGAGCAAACCGCCAAGTCCTCCAAAACTGCTAAACAAACCTCCGGTAGATGCCGATGCAGTTGCACCGCCACCACCTAATTTAGCAAGGTTCTTTAAGGCTTTTGCCATTTTGATTCCACTTAAAACGCTTACCAAGGACTTAATAACATCAATAGCCGGTGACAATGCGCTAAATGTTGCAGTTGCCACCTTTAAGGCAATAATTCCAGTGGCGATATCTTTCAAGGTATTTGCTACGTCCTCTGCAGAGACATCATCCATCCATTCTTCTATTTTTGTCAGAAAATCTTCAAATTCCTGACTGTTTATAAAGTTTGCAAGAGCATCTGATATGTCTCTTACAAAAATAATCAATCCCTCTCCAATTGTTTCTGCAAATGGCTCTACGTGTTCCCAAAGTGTTTTTAAATTGGTACGAAGTTTTTCCCAATCTACTTTTTCATTGAAATCAATAAACACTTGCAGCAAATCCGGAAGTCCTTGCTCTAATGTCCACTTTGCAAGAGGTAATAAAACTGTCTCATAAAAATCTGTAACAATTCCGGATAAACTATCAAATACCGGAACAAGAGATTCTGTCCATTCTTCAATCTTTGTGAGTAATGGAGAAAAATCAAGGTTTTTCGCCCATTCAACCGTTGCGTCAGCCGCATGAAGAATGTTCTCAACGATTACTCCGATGATATCCCTGATATTTTGCAAAATATGAAGTCCGGTGTTGTTTTCTTCCCACGCTTCACGGAATCCCTGTGCAAGATATCCAATTACCTTTCCAATGTCACCGATAATATAAAGTATGTTTTCAAGAATCTGTATTGTTGCTTCTTCGTTCCACACTTCAAGAAAATCTTTTGCAATAGTTTTAATTAACTTCCATACTTCTTCAAGCGCAAACTTCCAAGACTTCATCACGAAATCTCCGGCACGTTTCCACGCTTCTTTTAATGGATCAAAAATTTTGCTTAAGATGCTCTTGATTTTATCCGCTAAATCTTTCCACTTATCTTCAATGTCAACGGTTTCAAACATATCTTCCGGTGCCGTTGTGGACGCTCCACCACCGCCACCACCACTTTTTGAAGTGGTAAGATTGTTTAATTTATCAAATCCTTGTAACTGCTTATTCAGTTCCTTTGCTTCACTCGCTGCACCACCAATAGAATCCCTGTAATTATCCGTCAGTTTTTTTGCACGAATCCACGTTCCGTTTCCAAGTAAAGCGGAAATCACTTGATTGATAGCATTCACCGCTTTAATGCACAACTGAATGATCTTATTCAATGCCGGAGCAAAGGCATTCAGAATAGGTGCTACTGCCGCCGCAAAAGAATTTTTAAGTTGATTAAGGCTATTCATCAGCAGAGAAAGGCTTGCATTCGTTTCATCTGAATACATTGCCAAATTCTGCATACCAGTTTTTACACCGTCAATCACACCACGCAAAGCCATTCTAACAATCATCAGCTTTAGCATTTTGGTTGTACGTAATAGGCTTTTTGCAAGGCTCGCATTTGTGATATCAAGTCCACGCAATGCTGCTCTTGCTTTTTGTGTCGGTGCTACAAGTGATAATAATTTTCTGCCAAACTCATTGATTTTTTTGTTGATTCTTCCAAGGGTGTTTGAGGTCTTAGAAACAAATCCTTGAAGTTTTGCAAGACCGTCTGTAAATCCTTTAGAATCAAATCGCAGAATAGACATTTCTTTTTGCTTGTTGATTAATCTCTGATAATCTTCACGTAAGGCTGCCAACTCTGCTTGTTTCTTTTTAAAATCACTGCTTGCGCCATAAAAACTTATGGTTTGTGACTTTAATTGAATAGATTTTACAAGTTCTTCATACTGTTTTTTTACTTTCTGTATTTCATTCTGAACCTTTTTGAATCCATCTGTTTGAACAATGATTTTGTTATTTTTAAAAATTTCTGCTATCTTAGATGCTGATTTCTGTGCAGATAGTTCTGTTTTCGATAGCGATTCATCAATTCCCGGAATCTTTATTTCAAGTTGTCCGGCTTTCCGTGCTTCTTCAACCTCAACTTCGTACTTTTCAATGGTTTTGGAAAGTTGTTCAATGTCGTAGGTCATGGACTTGATTCTTTGCGTGTCCATATTTGCGCCTAAATCTGTTAACTTTTCTCTTTTATCAAGTAAAGATATAAGTTTGGTGTTTAGATCATCTACCCACTTCTCCATTTCATAGAAATTACCTGTAAATTCAAGTGGTTTGATGTTATCAAACACATTGTTTAATTCTCCAACCTGTTCTTCGATCTTTTTAATCGGTTCGACGCTTTTTTCCATTCCGCCATCAACCGATACTGCCGAAAAATTTTCAAACAGTTTTTCATAATCGGCAATAAGTGATTTTGCGTCCGGAAACTCCGCTTTTAATTCTTCAAGACTTTTTCCTATGGATTCTGTAAATCCGGTTGTAGGTGCTTTATAATTTCCTTGATTAAAATTTTCAAGGTACGATTTCCAATTATCTAATTCCGATTTGTATTCTGACAAAATGTCTTTCGGGTTTCTTTCATCCTCTCCCATCAAATGAACGGTAGGATTAAATTCTGTTTGATTTGCAGTTTTTCCTTGCAGACTCTCAATTTCCTTTAAAGCATTCTTCGCTTCGTTCAGTTTCACAACAAGAGAATCTAATGTTCCGATTTTCTTTTCCGGATGTGCAGAATTTAAGACACGGTTGATGCCATTCTGCATACTTTTTAACTGCTCGGTGTATTTCTTCTGTTCACTGGAAAGATTGGCAACATCAATTTCCGGCTTAATATCAATAGACTTCTGCCCTAATTTCTCAAGAACGTCCTCAATGCTCTTAAAAGTCTCTTTTACAGGTGTTTCAACTCCCTTAATGGAATTGCTTGCCTTTTTCATTTGAGAGCCTATTTCGTCCGATACACGCTTTGTAGAGGTAGATATATCTTGCATAGATGCAGATGCCACCTTTGCGCTTTCTGCCATATTGGAAAAAGCATTTCCGGACATAATCTTTCCAAGTGCTTTGTTGACCGTCTCTAATTGAGATACCAGTTTTTCCAAGGCACTGTCCGCTTGTTTCGCATCGGCATTGACTTTCACGGTTAAATCATCAATTTCTGCCATAATCTCACCTCGCAAAATAGGCAGCGCAGCTATGACACCGCACCGCCCTCATTTTCTTTTTTTATCTTTGACAATTCAAAGTTGCTCTGCATAATCTGTAAGGATTGGAAAACTCTCTTAACCTTTTCCATTTGCTCTTCATGGCTAAGTGGTTTGTTTTCTTTTTCAGCTTTTTCAAGAAGCGGCTCTTCAATATACTTCGCCTTGCTATTAAGTGCTGCTGCAATGGCAGAGATCATATATTGACCGTTAATCCAATTCTCCCTGTCTCTTTCCTTAAGCAGATTGTTATGCCCCTTAAGAATTGCCTTTATTTTCCGTGGGTTTAAACTCCAAAATTGTTCCAGTGTTATTCCCATTGGATACAACTCTGGATACCACAGGTCTAAAAACACTTCCCGAGACGAACTGTACTGTTTTCTTGTTATTCCTCCGGATTCTCCGTTGCTTCTCTCTCCGGATTTTCCTTGTTCTTCTTCTCCGAGAGAGCGCGAAAAAAATCGGAGTTATTCATTTCGTCCCCCATTGCTTCCATAATTCCGTCAAACTTACCACCGGATATCATATGCTCCTGGATTTCTTTTCCGGCTTTTTCCTTACCAAATCCGGCGCAAAGTCCAAAATAAGCACGTACCATAGACATGGGTTTCTTTTCTGCATCCTCCATTGAGATTCCCATGTCCTCTAAATCGCAGATCATGTTAAGGTCAAATTCCTTAGACTTGTATGTTTTCCCATTAATTTTGAATGTTTTCATATTCTACCTCGCTTTTCCCTCCCTGATTATAGGGAAAAGGGCAGTCCGAAGACCGCCCTAAACTCTGTCAATAGTTGTCTGTGTCTGCCGTTTCTTCTTTGTCAACCACAACGGCTCTGCTTCTTTTGGATCGTGATTGACTACTTATTCCCCCGACACTGCTACCTTTTCATCAAGTCCTTTGTACTCTTCAATGGTAAGGTTCATGTCAACCGTCCAAAGAGCATTCTGTGAACTTTCAGGCATTGGAATGTGTTCCGGCGGCTGCGCAATAACGAAAAACGCTTTTGCAAGATCCGGATGATAAAGCTCAAACCACATACGCTTTCCATCGGTCAATGCCTTGTATGCAGAAATCAGTGTAGTCCATTCTGTAATCGTGTCATCGGTGATATTTACTGTTACAGGCCATGAACCACCTGTGTCAGCACGCCCTTTGATGTTACGTGTAATCGGATCTTCTAACGCAGACGCATCAATGACCTCCGGATCAACGGTGATTCCACCGACCGTATTGATTCTGCTAAGACCAGTAAATGCAGTCGGCTTTGTACCTTTTGTTGATTCTACTGCATAACCCAGTCTAATACCGAGTGACGCTAAACCAGCTACTGCCATATCTATACCTCCTTAAATTTGCATAAAAAAATAGAGCCTATTGGCTCTTTGTTACTGTTTTTATAAAGAATCACTTGCGCCGATTAAACGCCGGACTCTTCCTGTGCATCGGAATTTCTTTTCGCTTTCGTTGTTAAACTCCGGCATTGCCGTTACGGAAAACCGAAGCATCACAAACACGTTTAAGACAATTCCGAGGATCTTTTTTGTGTCTCCTTGACTTGTATTTGTGATAACATCGACTTGAAAACTTTCAAGAACTGCATCAATTCCAACCGCATCAAGCGTCTGTCCTTTTTGCACTCCCGGCAATTCGTGAATGTAAATGGTTGGAAAGACCGCTTTATCAAGACTCCACTTGACATTGGTAAACGATTCCGAAAAATCCGTGTCCGGAAATTGCTCTTGCAAAATCGGCATTGCTTTGGTTTTTACGGTTGTAAAGATTTCTGATTCAATTTCAAATGCCCAGTTATCTTCCCTTACCATCAGAAAATACCTCCTTTGCAATTTTTCCGCACTGTTCAATGATTTCAAGGCTTGCCTTATACATTGGCATTTTGGCTTCTATTCCTTTCGAATGATGCAGTTTTCCGTCTAAATCTTTCCAGTACCAACCCTCTTCATCAAAAGCGTGTGTCTGATCCGGAAATGTTCCCTGTCCTACTCCTGAAATGTTCTTTGGATTTTCAGCACCAAAGCCGGAGCCAAACTCTGCCATAAGCAGCGGAGAAACTTCTGCGCTTTTAATACCGTCTTTTGTCTGCCAACTGCTGATAATCTTTCCGGTTTCTTTCGCATGGATAATAACAGTGCATCCTGTTTCTGCCGGATCAACCTCTTTTGAAAAAACAATATATTTTCCAAAACCTCCAACGTTGTTCTGCGCCACTTCAATTCCGGCATCGGCAAGTCGTGAAACAAAAACTTCCAGTTTCCTGTGAAAGTCATTCTGATAATTACGAATTTCTTTAATGGCGTTCTGTATGGATTTTTGCGATAAAATGTTTACATTGATTGTCTTTGACATAAAGTTACCTACTTTACATTTCTCTGCAATAAGAATAGATCAACGGTAAGACCTTCATCAGCTACGCCCTTAACCGTGTAATCGGCTGATAGAGCGTCTACAATCGTTTGGTTGACATCTTCATAGGCTACCGCTGATCTTTTCCAAATTACGGTTCCTACGGTCAATGAAAGTTCATTCTTTTCTGCGCAAATCTGCACATAGTTTGTTGAATCATCAATACCAAACGACTTAGCCAGTGCTTCATCAAGTGCATTGCTGATATTGGCATAAAAACAGACAGGCTTTCCATAACCTGTCCGATACTCCCCTGTTGTCTTCGGCACTTCTTTACCGTCAACAGTAACTGTCTTAACTTTTCCGTCTTTGTCCAGTTCATAAACTGGCACTTTACCGCCAATCAACGAATAAAACATTTTCTGCTTATTAATATCAAGCATTGCTATTCCTCTTTTTCACACCGAACCACCTTTTCAATTCCATCAATCCGGTGATGCGCCGACTTAACACTTTCTTCGATTTTTACAATTCTTGAATCGTGAGAATTAATCTCTTTTCTCATTTCAGAAAGTTCAGCTTTGATCTCTGCCGTATTACTGGTGATTCCGTCAAGCTTCATATTGATTCGGGTATTTTCCTTTACCCTCTCTTCAATGTCTTTTGTATCTGTTCTTTTACTGTTTTTCAATCCCATAAATACAGAAAAACCAAGTGACAAAACGCTGATAATGATTGCCGTAGAAATCTCTATAGTCACATCATATACCGCCCTTCTTGTTTATTTTGCATACCGCCCACCGCCACTAAAATGTATGCCCCTGCTATGTTCTGTTGGATTCAACAAAGCATAACGCTCAATCTTCTAAACAATTCTCGCTATCGGATATATCTCTTTAAATAACGTATTTCGGTCAACCCATGTACGTGATTTTCCATTCTCGCTGTCTGATTGTTGGAAATCTCCCCCCAACTTCATACGGTCATAAACAACGACATTTACAAGAACGGATTCGTACTTCTTAAGGTCTTCCTCGATCTCTTCTTTCGTATAATCTTTTGGATATCTTCTTTTGTTCTTGATATCTTCCGTAGCTTGATTGATTAATTGCTCCAAAAGTAGATTATCTTCTTTTCGGTCAAACATCACAGTACTGGAAGTAAGACCGTCATTCTCAACCGTTTCCATATGAAATTGTTTTAACCGAATCTTTACCTGTTCCAATACTGTGTATGCTGACATGATCTACTCCTTAAGACTGCTTAGATGTTACTGTTGCGTGACCGGCTTTCACTGCCTTATAAGCACTGTCGCACTCAACAACTGTGATTACCTTTCCAGATTCTGCGGTGATATCAGAAGTTCCATTCCAAGCACTCCATACCTGTACGCTCTTTCCATAAGTTACTTCCTGTTCTGTATCAGCAACCTTGTACTTGTAGGAATTTCCGCTTGTAAGAGCCGGACTTACAGTTACTTTTGTATCTCCTGTTGCTGTTCCTGCAACACTGTTCACGGTAAGTGTTCCAAGGGTATTGTCACCTGTAATTGTAGAAACAACGATACCATCAATTCTTTCTGCAAACAGAACAATACCGGAAATTACCGTATCTTTTGCGGTCATATTGTCGTAATCCGGGCTTTCATGCACTCCAATATATCCAGTCGGATCAGTGGTGAAGGAGAACACTTCGTCAAGATCTGCTCCATTGGTGGGAATGTAGTAAAGGACAATATTATCCTTTGCCGTTGCGTAGATAGTTCCCTTAGGCACGGAAGCGTTAAAAATAACGGTTCCAAGGTTCAGGAAGTTTTCAACGTAAGTCATACCAAAAGCGGTCTGAATAATGATCTGTGCTGTTGCAAGGTAATCAGCCACATCAAGCGGATTCATAAAATAAACCGCTCCGATTTCATCATCCTCAAACAGTACCTGTAACTGACCCCATGCCTGTGCTAATGCTGCCTGGAATGTTTTTCCGGAACAAGATCCGGTTCCTGTGGAAAGAAAATCGAAGAAGTTCTTTCTAATTCCCTTCTGTACATCCTGAAGCATTTTGTCCATAGTCATCTGAACCGCCTGATCGTAGCCTCTTTCAATGATTGCTTCTGCGGAAGTGGCTTTTCTCCACTTCTTTAATGTGATTTCGTCATAATTTACAGGCTCTGTCTTATACTTTGAAAGCGGAATAATTTCACCTTCTGCAACGTTTCCGTCCTGCAATGTTCCAGTAGCCTTATAAGACTTAAGTACGGTACCGGCTTCCTTCGGGATTTTTCTTGTAACTCCTAATGCTTCCATTAACTTTTTAATGGAATATCCAAAAAGGTTTACAAATTCAATCTCTCTTGCTCTTGCAAGGTCTTCTTTCTTAATTAAATTTTCTTCTGCTGCCATTTCATAACCTCCTGTTTAGTTAAATAATTCCGGATTTAAAGCGATTGCTTTTCTTCTTTCGCTTCTATCCTCGATAGCCATAATCTGATCTGCGGTCATTCCGGAATAAGCAGTATTACCTGCATTTACTCTTGGTCTGCTCTTCATCCATTCCGCCTGTGCGTTTGTAATTCCTGCTTTCACTTCGTTTTCAATAATAGTTGCGATTGCTGCATGGTCATTTTCAGAAACCGCTTCAATCAGGGTTTCTATTGATTTTTCAGAAACATTCTTATAAGCCGCAACAGCTTTAATGTGATTAAGTTCCTTGCTCATGGCTTCAAGTTTTTCGTCCTTGATTCTCTCCGCTTCCGCTTTTGCAGCTGCTTCTATTTCCTCCGCCGTCTGTTTGGATCTTAACTGTTTCTTTGATTCTGCCGCTTCGGAACTGGCCTTGTTATACTGGTTTTTGTATTTTTCAGTTTCTGCTTTTTGTGCAGCAAGCTGTGCCATAAGTTCCTCCACGCTTGGTGCTTTAGGAGTTTCCTGATTATTTTCCTTTGAAGAATCTTCCGTCACCTGTTTTGTCTCTGGATTTACCTGATGATCTGTTAACTGTGTTTTGGTTTCTGTTGTTTCCATGTTTTTACCTCGTTCTTTCAATAATTTTGCTCGTTATTCCGTCTTTCTCTGACGTTTGCGAAATTTAAAACCCCTTCTCTGGGGCATATAAAAAGCCACTAGGAAAATTCCCAATGGCTTAATATCATAAATATTCAACTACGCATCTGCATCCGGCTATTTCTTCAAGGCTTGCGCCGTAGTAAATGTCTTTTGGAAACCTCATAAGGCTATCACCTACAAGAAAAGCATCTTCAATGTCAATTTCCTGTCCATCAATTTGTTTATGGGTTTCCCTTACTTTTTTATCTCGTTGTGTTTTCCAACGTTTTTTTGTTTTTCCTTCTTCAACAGCCTGTTTCATATCAAAATAATTGATATTACTATTGGCTTCATTCTCCGCTATCAGTATTGCTCTATCTTCTGATGTATAATAATTATCAGACAGGTTTTCCAGTGTTACTCGAATGGTTAAAGAAGCAAATTCCTTTGCATAATCTTCTACATAATCATCAATTCCGGAATAATTTTCAGCTATGTTCAAATAGCGCTGTTTTAATTCTTGTTCCAAGTATTCTTTATTGATGTATTGGTAATCGGACATAATGGAAACCAGTTCAAAGATAAAAAACATCATTTCTTCAAACTGTTCCGCTTCTTCAATCCTCATTTTCTTCTGGCTTTCAGATAGTTCCATTTCTCCAAAATACCGATCAAATGACAATACATTTAATTTGTCCATAAGTCACCTACTTATCTGTTCGGCTCTTATCAATTACCGGACTATTAGATATCTGATCGGAAAGATCCTGCATTGTTCTGTCGGAGTTTGGTTTTTGTTCTCCTTCTCCTCCTTGTGCCTGATTCTGTGATGATTTATTGAATATGCTATCTTGATATTTCTTTATTCCTTCTCCGCTTCTTAAGCAAACCTCATTAGGATCATCAAAGAACGGAATTGAATTAACTGCATCTTCAAGACTAAATCCATGACTTAATAAAGTTGCCATGGAATTAACTTTAGTTGACATTTCGTAAGTTTTTTGCCGTTTAATGTTCGGCTCTATATCTTCCAAACTAAGTTCCCTAAGTGGATTATCCTGTTCCAATTCACGGGAAATATTAATAGCTGCAAGAACAACTTCAACCTCTTCCATTTTGCAAGAATCAATAATCATCTGCTGCTTTGAAGCTGCCATTTCTGCATGACTCCATCCGGTAGCATCGCTCATGGCAACCCCTGTGCTTCCACCGGAATTATCGTTCCTCTGCGGAACGTTGCATTTTTCCAATATCGTTTGCCTTCTTACCTGTATGTTATTCAGCATTCCGGAATAATCATAATTTATTGAAATTGGTTCAATTATTGGAGTTTTTCCCTCTGCCGTAGTAAACGTTTGTAACCAGTCACCATTTTTTGGCTTTTTAACCTCTTCTGTAACACTTCCATCTTCATTTTCTACGGTAACTTTAGGAAACTCTATATCATTTGAATGGAAAATAGCCTGTGTATTTTGGTCTACGTCATTGGAAAAATCAGATATCAGCAAATTCAGGTTATCCATTTCCGGAATCTGTCTTTCCCATACTCCCATCCGATCGTATGATCTGAAATATTCAATAATCGGAACGGATCCTAAGAAATTTATTTCTCCGCTTCTTTCCATGTGCTCTACTTGATTCTTGATTTCATATCGTGCATCTTTGCTATAGCAAGTAAAGTATGTATTTCCGGACGAATCATCATGTCTATAAGTGACGCCAAGCATGACTCTGTGATCGGTATAATAGCTTGACTTAACAACAAATGCCGTTCTAGGATCCAAAACATCGTAAGTAAAATGGCTTTTTCCTTTTTTCCATTCTGTATTTACGTCAATCAAGACATATCCTATTCCGCAAACAAACATATACCGAAATATCTCTTGCGTTTTGGTTTTTATTTTTGCAAGATCATATTCCTTGTTTAATGCCTTGATTCCTTCTGCAATTCCAGGATTGGTGCTATCTCCATTTTGGACTAAGGTAATCGGATTTCCTCCGCAAAATCCACACCAAAATTCTGTTATTTCATTTGCCACGTTATCCACGCATTGGCAGTCAATTTCCGGACGAACTATTTTCTTTCTTAAAATCGGCTGATATCCGGCATCGTATTCAAGTAAAAACTTTATCCTCGAAGAATTAACTGCATGACCTGACATTGCCTTTCTCAATACATCAATAACGTTATCATATGTAATTTCTGTAACATCAGTATATAAAACGGTTCTTCCTGTCTGCATAATTACTCCTAGATAAATGTCATTCCGCTGCTTGTGGTTCTTTTCGGAAGTGGCTTTACTTCCGTTTCCATAGTTGCCGGATAATAAATAACTCTCTTTTTGCATTTCTTACATCTGCAAATAAGATTGTTGGTTGATCTTCCATCGTGCGTTCCTACCTTGCGGTTACACTGTGGACAATATATGGTTTTTGGTTTATATTTCATAAAAATCTCTTTTCAACATGCAAAAAGCACCATCCATAAAGACGGTGCTTTCGCATTGGGGTGAATTTATTGAGGAAATACTTCTATCGGGACTATTTCGATTTTAATTATAAAATACGTTTTTTCGCATTTCAACTGACATTTAATGACAAATGCGGACATATGCGGACATTACATATATTCCGCTCCATACATGCGTTCAAATTCGGTTTCCGCAGCCCTTAAAATCCGTCGAACATGTCTTTCTGAACCAATTTTTCCGATACAAATTGACTTTGGCTGAATGTTTTTTATGTATCTCTGTGCAAGAACCTCATACATATTCTGATCCGAAACGCTCTCAATCTGATTAATGATACGGCATCTTTTATCAATCATCGCATCAACATCTTTTTCCATGTCGATAATTTTTACAACAACGGATCCGATTTTATCCTTATCCGTTGTTTTCTGAACATCCACATCTTTTGGACTTAAAGTAATGGATGTAGCCATTGCACGCAGCTTTCCAACGTCTTCCAACTTGTTTTTAATCATTCGATTATATTTTTCTACCTGTCCTAAGTATTCCTGTGTTGTCATAATCTCTCCCCTTTTTAAATCGGACTTTGAATTATTTTTGCAACTTTTACGGATGCTGGATTTTCGATAAACATTTCAAGCTGTGTAAGTCCGTCCGCCGCATCATCATGTTCATTTCCACCAATACTTACAAACATTGTCAATTCATCCATTGCTTTTTGGTACTCATCTGTACGCCTGTATCGTACAATTCCCATTTCTGCATCATGCGAAAGTTCTTCCTGTGTAGGCTTCTTGCTTTCAAGAAATATAAACTTTCGTTTTATATCGCCGGAATATGCGATTATTTTTGATAATTTTTCAATTTTATTTGATGCTTTTTTACTTGTGCAAGAGCATTTGTAATTTTGTTCTTGCAGTTTTTCATCTACGTACTGGCAATAAAGATCACCACCAACATTTCCTTCAAATCTTGTTTGCCGTATTTCATTTCCCATGATTCTTCCGACAACAAGAGGAATTGTTACTTCTTTCGGTCCTGAATTAAATACCCAGTCATAAATATATACGTCCCCATTTTCATATTCCGCTCCGATAGGCATTGATAGACTATCTCCGCCTCCCCACGCAATATCAGTAACGCCAATTCTTCTAAAATCCCCTTCTGGTAAAATTCCGTTAAAATATCTTAATTCATCAGTAGGAAACAGCAGCCCTTCTCTTACAAAAGGACGTTGCATAAACTTTGCTTCCCATTCCGCTTTATCAAGCTTTTCTCTCATTTCGCGGTAATATTCTGTTGAAAATCCATTTATCTCATAGTCAAAATTACTTTCATCATTATCATCAAGTGCCGGAATCTTTCTGAATCTGTATTTTGGATTTCCGTCATACTGTTTTCTTAATCTTTCAAGTGGATCAAGAACATTCCACAAAGTACCAACCATCAATTCACGTGAACCATCATTTTTTCGGTCAACCATTTTATTCAGGTACTCTTGATATGTATTTTCCATACGTGACGGACTTAATGAATGTTCTCTGTCTCTTACCAAATCGTCTACGTACAAATATCCATCACCTGATACATCAACAGCTCCCGTCCATGTTCCATCAATACCTCTGCATGTAATTGTCGCAAATCTATCTGGATCGCCCAAAGTAATTGTATATTCATCTGCACTTTTATCTGTTGGTATAATAGTGTTTTCGTATTCCGGATGCCAAAAGTAATATAATTCTGCAAAACAATATTCGTTTGTCGTAAAAAGATTCATTAATTCCTTGTAGAATCCTTTTGCAAGTATTCCAGAATGACCTCCCATAGCAGAGTGGCTGTTTGGTCTTTTTAATGCTATCCACGAAAGAAAAAAAATGCACAAAGTTGATTTTCCTGTTCTTGATGGCAATGATAAACCATAAAAAGATATGATCCTGTTTTCAAGATCTTCCAAATCGTCTAAAACTTTTTTCAAAGTTTTCTTTCTCGGATAATAAAACCTTTTTCCACAAGGTCTTTTGCGTTCCATAAAAAATATATAGCTTTCAAGTTTCCAAAAGCTTTCAAGTTTTAATATCTCATAATATTGATCTATCAATCCATATTCAGATTTATTTTCTTGTGCGTACTTTTCAAGTTCCCAAATTGAAACTCCTGTTTTTGAAACACAATAATTTTCTATTAACTTTTTAGCACGATTAGTCAATTTTAAACCGTAGGAAATATCTTTTTCTTTTTTTATGGCAAAATTGCATGCTTCAACATATGCATCTATTGCTTGTGCATCAATTCCGTTTTGGCTTATGTAATTTTCGTACCCTTGAACTGTTCTTTGGAGTTCAACAGACATAAAGAAAGAGACCTCCTTTGCAAAATAAAAGAAGTCTCCATTTTGACTTGTTACACAACAACCATATCTGTTGCGCCGTTAGATTTACTCTCTTAATTTTCCATGATGGCAATGCCACCACGCATATTTTATTCTGGCAAATTTCTCATCTTGCCACGGGTTATATCCAAACAACCCCTTATCAATAAAATATCTCTTCACCTTTGGATAATAGAAAAAAGAGTCCAAAAAGTCAATAATTCGTTTCATTTTCTTTTTCATCGTCTCACAACTTTCTTGCTTATTTCCGCAATGCTGATCCCGTTTGCGGACTTGCGAATCTCGATATCCTTGCCTTTGCACAAGGACTTAGCTATCTGTTCGGCGCATTCTTCGATTTTCAATTTAAGTTCTCTTTCTGACATCAGTTTCTCCAGTAAATCAACTTATGAAGTTTAGTCCCAGTAATCGCATATTCAAACCTTGTAGGAATGAAGTCTTTTGAAAAACCGGCTATCATGCAACGCCTTTTAAATTCTCCATGTTTCTTCCAACGGTCAATAATACTATTTTTCACATTCTCCCTCTCCCACTCGTCGATCATTGTTTTATAAAAATGCATCCTATCATAAAATTGAATCGTTTTACGCATTTTTTTCAGATTTTCTTTTTCTAAAATTCCCTTATCCGTATAAACGTCCGCAACCACACAATCGCAAATCAGAATCGGAGAAATGCATCTTTCAGCTTCTGGAGCGCACGGCCACACATATATGTCATTAACTCTTATCATTACATTGTCGTAATCAATTTCAAAAATCCCTTGTTTATCTTTCACGACATTTTCAATTATGTAAGTTTCTAATGCTGCATCTTCTAGTGAATCTACAAGAAATAAAATATTTATCATCATGTTAATATGTCTCCAACGTAAACGTTCTGTGAATGTACCCGGCTTCTCTTATCAATCTTCCTGTGATATCCCTATATGCCATGCAACAATCATCTCTTGCTTCTACACTGGACAAATAAACGTCGTAAGAATGACCGCCTATATTTAATATACCACGGTTACTTTCTGATGAAATCTCACCGGTAAATCCATTTAATTTATACGGTGTGTCGCAATACGGACATTTTGTTTTCGTATTATCAATAGGTGCACCGCAGTTTATGCAATTAAGAATCATACCGCAACCTCTTCCTTTTCATGGCATTCCATGTAAACCCATTTAAAACTTCAGAAATCCTATTCGCTACCAAACGGCTATGTTGTCTCACGTTTTTGCTAATCACCACGAATATAAGTTTTTCACCGTCATTTCTACTTGCAACATATCTATGACCGGCTCCAAGGCTCCGTATGGCCTTACGGAGAGTGGATAGGCAAGGACTTGAACCTTGCAATGCTGATCCGGTCTTTTTTGACCTCTTGCTTACCCGTTTGCATACTATCCATGCGCACCGGCTCTGTGCATCAGAACCGGCACTTGCTACTTTACATTTAGAAAGGATTTCTTTGGTATCCGTCTTTACGGTTATGGAATGCACCATCCATAGAATCCCACCGGATCTTGTGACGATCCTTAACAGCCTTCCGCTAGTGGGTTTATGTATAAGGAGAAAAACGTCATGGGTTACGCAACAATAACCCAAACGGGGATAGTGGGATTCGAACCCACGAATACGGGAATCAAAATCCCGTGCCTTCACCTCTTGTCGATATCCCTTTGATAGTGGTCTAGCTGGCAGCTCACCATTTCTGATACATTGGTACGCTCAACGCCAATTCCGTGACCTTGACGGAATAGTTCGCATTCAAGAATCTTTCCGCAGTTTTTACATTCATCGTTTATTTCTTTTCCGAAAATTTTCATTTTGATCTCCTATCCGGAATGTGCAAAAGCAACCTGAATGTTTCCTTGCCTTTTACCGTGATATATGTCTGTACACCAGAATATCCATATGGTGTATTGAAATCCTTCATTTTGAACAAACTGCCTTTTCTGTGAATTTCATACGACTTAATCATACCAGACTTATTTATAACATTCATTTGCTGAGTATGATGGTTTGCATCGGAGACCACCATTAGAGTGGTGTCCTCGTCAGAAACGTTTGTCTTAACAGCTTTAACTGATAAGGCTTTCAGCTTGTCAAGCGTACATCTCTATCTGCACCGGATTAACCATTTTTAAATCATAGAAATTAATGAATTTCCGCAAGTAATTCTATCTTCATCCTCTTCTTTTGACGGAACAAATACAATTACATCCCATCCGGCATCAACCAAGGGTTCTTCAAATCTTTCATATGCATCAAAATCATGAACGATTTCATATCCTTCTTCTACCGCCTGAACCGTCTCATGGATTGGAGTAATTTTGATAATGCATTTCTCTTTATCAAAATATTTTTCCATAAGCTCAACATCAAGGTTACTTTTTGATGTTACCGCAAAATTCAAAGTATATTTTCTCCCTTGTGGCATTGGAAGATCTTTAATAATATCTCCTATTTCTTGAAGAGAAAGAGATTTATTTCTAAACATTTTATTTCTGTCTTTTTCGCAAAGAGTATTGATTGAAAATTGTAATCCAAATCCCTCCTCTCCTCCATAAACAAATCCAGTTTCAATCCATTCATGTAAAAAATTTTTCAAATTTCTATTATTTTTTGGCATCATGGTAGAAACCACCGGATGATAAGTTTCAAATGTAACATCGCTTTCTTCAATAAGCATCTGTGCTATTAGTTTTGCTGATGTAATAACGTTTGGATTAAAAGTAGGCTCTCCCATTCTCGCATAATGCACATTTAGACGCTCTCCATGCTTTATTCCTGAAATTGCGATTCCAGAAGTGATCTCTGTAATAAGTTCCGGTAGTGTGGCGTTACCCTTAAATCCAAGTTTTGGGCAGTCACAGAAATTACAAGACATGGGACATCCTTTCTGTGAGGATACTGTAACCACCAATTTATCCTTGATATCTACCGGCCTATGTTCTACTTTTTCAATTCTCTTGTCATATCCAAGAAATGATGCCTTGATGTTATTCTCTTTCCCATAATCACCAACATATAAATATTCAAGGGTTAAATCTGTATCAGTTACAATCTTTCCTGTATGTGTTTCTGTAATTTTTCTCATTTTATCTTCACCTTTTTTAAAAAATTTTTAAGAATCGGATTATCCTTGCTATGTTTATCTGTTTTGGATAAATGGCTTTTTGATTTTTCGGATGGTTGAGGGGCTAAGTGGGCGGCCGTGGCTGATCCTGTGCGACCCCCTCCGGGGTGCTCCACCAATACTCTTTTGCGATCTTCAACTATTCGCAAAACGTTTGTTTGACGAATAGTTGCTTGTTAAGTTCTTAACTTTCCTTTATTTCCGCCGTTTCTAAGCATTTTCTAAGTCTTTCACAGGTTCAACTATGCTATTTGGCATTGTGCAACTTGCCGAAATGTTTCCCAGTTTTGGCAGATCATCCACCGTTAATGCCTGTCTAATACTCTCTTTTCTGAAATCTCGTTTAGTATCATACAAGAAACCGAGCTCTTCATCGTTGTTACTCATCTGGATATTGCCTACAGTATCAATTGACCTTGCATTGCGGCTCTGCTCCCGTGCAGAAGTGACAATTTTTAATCGCACGTCCACGCGTTTAGTGCTTAACTTCATTTCGTTATACTCAGGTCTTCTTACAATATCCTCACCATTTATATTATTAAATATATATACTGTCTCTTTATATTCTTTCTCTATATCCTTTTCAGATAATTCAAATACTGTCTCTTATACACATCTGACGCTGCCGACGAATAGAGAGGTGTAGA